GTGACTGTAAGTTAGCCTGGAACATAGCTATGCGCTCTTGCGTATCCAGCCTCATTATTTCCAGCTCACGCGCTGCCTGTATCTCAATTTGCTTGTTCTGTTGATCTACCTCAAGCCGCTTTTCATCAAGTGCGTTCTGTGATTGCGCTTTTCTTGCGTCCATCATAATCTGCGCTTGGTGCTCCTGAACTCTGGCTTGTGTCTGGGCTTGGGTTTTTTGTCCGTCCGCCTGAATCTCCAGTTGCTTAACTTGTAGCGAGTTGTCAGGCGCTGGTGGCGCTGGCGGTGGTGGCGCATGCATCTCGTTAATATACTGCTCGATTTCATCGCCGAACTGATAGCGCCTAACTACTGCCAGCATCATTGCCTTGGCTGCCTCAAATGGGAATGCGCCCTCTTGTATTAGTGGGGTTACGCCTTGCAAGTAGCTGCCCAATGCTGTCATTACCTCAGCAATATTTTTCTGGTCTTCTACAGCCTCTGGCACTACAGTTGAGTTAGTCTCAATGTCCACCCGGTAGGTACGCTGCATGTCGTCTTTTAACACACCTAACACCTCAGCCCATTTAGGCTGCGCAAGTGTTTGTTGCGCCTGGTCTAGTATTTGCTGTAGTTGTGGAGGGATTTGTGGCAGTTGTGGCTGACCATCAGGCCCTATCTGTGGCGGTGGGAGCTGCGCTTGCATCTGTTGCGCTGCAGCCATTACTTGTTGAGCCTGTGCCACTTGCTGCTCGGTTGCATAGGGTAACATCGTAGCTTTTACCCATGTCTCCTCACTAAATTTAGTGGCTGCAACCTCAAGCATAATGCGCAACATATCCCGGCAATAACGCTGTACTTCGCCTTGATTGCGCTTAAGCCGCATTGTGCCCCATTGGGATTTGATGCCCTGCGCTGTAGCTGTCTCATTGGCGTTAGTTGCGCCGCGTATGATGTCAGATATGCCTGTAACCTCGTAAATCACTTGTTTACATGCATCACGGGAAACGTATAACTCGCGTAATACGTTAACCATCTCCTCTATCGGCATAAACCAAATCGCATTGGAAAATCCTTTATCGCTTGCCAATGCTGCAGACTTATCTGCTGGTATCAGGGTATTGTCATCACCACCCATAAGGTTTTCAATGTCTGAGCCAAGCTCTGCGTCATACACACCCTTAGCTTTGATAGCTTTGACCAGTCGATTAATACGGCGGGTTAGTTCGTTAATCTCTTTAGATTGATTTTCATACACCAGATACGGTGCTGTAACGTCTAAATTATTGGACTTTGCTAGCAATACAATGGGCTTTGGCATTGGGTAAAAGCCGCTTAACTGTAGCGGGTCGTCCTCAACTTTTAGATAATCATCTTTAAAGTGCTTGGACACATAGCGCACCTTACGCCCGCCATCCTTGTCCCATATCTGATAGATTGTCGCGGTCTTGCGCCCGCCCTGGTGTTCGTCTTTATGCTCTTGATCTTCATCCGCTGCTTGTTCTTCGTCGCTGAGCGTAAACTTTATTTTGTTTGCTGTTTCTTTGCCGAATAGCCTGATAGCCTCATCTTTATCAATGATTTCCTCAAATGCAATCCATGGAACCCTAGACCACTTTGTCGCATAGCCGAACAGCACTTTGTCCCACTTGATAGAGTCAACACATACCAGTTCAGATTCTTTTTGCAATCCTGGCTCGGCTGCATCCTCGGCCTGATCGCCGTCTATTGGCTCCTCGTCGCTGTCCTCTTTGCTGCTATCTTGCTCTAGATACTCGCCCACCTCGGCATCGTATTTAATGCGGGTTACACCTCGTCCTGGGAGTAATGAGTCAATGACGGCGCACAAAATACCCTCGTTAAAAGTTTCGTAGCCGTCCAGGTCTGTGTCTATCAAATATGACAACATCCTGTCGCTGGCTTTACACACTGCTAGGCCAATTGGATCATCATCCTTAAATCTGCGCTGACAAACGGGGCGCGGCACGGCTGAATATAGCGCCGGGATTAGTGTATCGGTGTTTGAGTACAGGATGTTAAACGGGACTTTATCATTGTCCTTGCATTCGTATATATCAATGATGCGCTGGCCTTCGCGTAGGAAGCCCTTGTCGCGCTTCTTTGCTTCTTCCAACTCTTTAAACCAATATTTTATACCGCCGGTCTCTTGTGTTTCGTCTATCATCAGTTGTTCCTGGCGGCTTTCATCCGCGCGAAGTGTTGTTTTGTTAGTGTGCCCATTTTTATATTAGTCACGCCGTGTTTTATCAGCATCTCGTCAACCGGTGGCAGTGCTGGCTCTGCCCTTGCCTCTTTCCATACTAGCGACAAATACCTAAAACTATCAGAGCCATTCGAAGCCCAGTCGTGGTCAGGATCGTTACTAAAAATCTTTTTAACATCGTCGTATTTATGATGATACGAGCGTAACGCCTCCAATCCATCTTCACATCGTTTAGCGTCGAAATTACAACGCGGGAACGTAGCCCTTGCGGCCTGTATTCCGTCTTGTCTGCTCACGCTTGGTACGCGCTTAAATTTACCTATGCGCCCATCTTTGCCATTATCCACAAATTGCTGGACTACGGTTTTACCACCACTTGCCAGGGTATCGTGCCATGCATCATGCGGTAGCCAGTGCGTAGCGTAGCGATAGCCTAAATCTGTAGTTTTATCCCGCAATAGCTGACAATAAAACGGCACATCTTTATGATTTGACTCATGATAGTCTATTATATTGATTTCTTGACCGACAATCTGAAAAAACCAGATTGCCGTCGCATCACTTTTACCTATGTCGTAGGAACAATGGACTGGGTATTGTGGGTCATATGGAACGTCACAAATTTTACCCTGAATACGCAATTTTTCTACGCAATCTGCCCAAATAGCGCCAATTATAGCCGCTTCAAACGATACATAATACTCTTGTAAAAATATCGCTTCGCCAAAGTCCCGCCCGTACTGATCATGCAATTCTGCGCGGATCCGCTGGAGCTGATCGGCGTTAAATACGCTAGTATCATCGACGGTGCGCGAGTCATAAAACCAGTCGTCGCGATCCTCTGCCATTAAGCACATTTTTTGAAAGTGATTTTTACCGCGAGGAGTGCTGTTAAAACATGCCCATCCGTTATTTTCTTCCATGATTGGCATTAGGTATGCCCAACTTGACGGATTGCTGATTGCGTATTCTGAGAAGACCAGTCCCACTGGAGGCGACCCGACCAGGCTGTTGAAATTGTCTGAGCCGACGAGCTGTATTGTTGAGCCGTTGTGAAATGTGATTTTCATTTCCTGTTGATGTGTAGACTTGCGTATAGCCGGCGGAAATGCCCAATTCATGCGCGTGTCAGCCTTTACCACGTCGCCCACTTTGCGCTCTGTAGTCGCGTCCCACATAGATTTACGTGCCTGGCCGTACTCTGGGAGCATGTACCAATAATTACCCTGACGCTCATGCGCGGCAATGGCGCACCAATTTAAAAATGTATCATCTTTGCCTGCTCGACGGTGCCATTTTGTGACTGCCCGTAGTCCTCCATCGCACAGATATTTTAATACCGGAGCTTGATGCGGCCTTGCTGTCCAGCAATTGGGTAGGTGTATATCCAACTATCCACCGCATGCGGTGATGATAGAGTCTAATATGTTTAGGACTATGCCTATTATTGAGACTATTACTTGATCCATTGTCTGCACCTATGGTTTGTGTAAAATGATATTTATAGCCTGTTCTGCTTGTATGTTCAAATCTTTAGGTAAAATCTTGCCTAATAGACTCATGTAAGCAACGGGATTTTCTTTCGCTTGTCTCGCCAAATATTCCTGACCGCCAACGTCATCGAGAGCGCCTCTTATCATGTCTTTTAGCTCAACGCCCATTTTATTAGGCACGCCTTTCCTACTGCCGCCCTTGGGCTGCGGTCGTTTTTTCGGCACTTTTTCGGCATTGTGTCTATCGCTCATAGCTAAACTATACCACAATTAAAATAATCAGCAAATCACCAAAAAAATAATTTAAATAAAAGTTGACATTAATTAAAAAATCTATATACTATTATTCAACGTCTCAACCGGGACGCATAAAACAAGGGGAATAAAA